TAAGGAAAACGGCCTTAGTGCCTTTATGAGCGTTGCCGCCAGTGAGGACCATCCGGACGGTCTTGAACAGATAGCCGGCTCGATTATTACCGGCAAGACTGAACATATTGTCGGCTCTATTTCTGGGATTGTCAAAGCGAATAATAAAGTCTATATGTTGCTTTCCGTGGCGCTTATGCAGGCTTACACGAGGAAGGCTGACATCAACACCATCCCGTTCGGTGGAGATTTGAATATGAATTGAAACAAGCCATGTAAATAGTCATGAGTGAGGACAATAAACAGAGTATAATGAACTTCCGCAGGTTTTACGCTTCCTTCAACCATCTGCCCTGTCAAGGCGACCGTGAGGAGCTCAAACGACAGATCGTACACGAGTACACATGGGGGCGCACGGACAGCCTTCGTGAGATGAGTCGTGACGAGTACAACGCCTGCTGTGAAGGACTGGAGAAATTGACCGGGCGCAAGGATGAATTGAAACGGAGGCGCAGCGTATGCCTCCGCCTAATGCAGCGTCTGGGTGTCGATACCACAGACTGGGCACGTATCAACAATTTCTGCCAACACCCCCGGATTGCCGGCAAGCCTTTTGCCCGTATCGGGTTGGAGGAGCTGGAGGCGCTTTCGGTGAAGCTCCGGACGATCGAGCGCAAGGGCGGGCTCCGGCAGAAGAAAGACGTGAGAGAACCGGGCGGCATCGCCTATGTTTTTATAGACCCGAATGCCCCCAAATGTTAAATATCAACCTTTTAAAAAAAAGAACGATGAGTGACGAAACAAGACAGGCCGTCATCATGACGGACGAGGAGAAAGCTGAATTCGAAGCTTTCAGGAAAGAGAAGGCCCGCAAGGCCAAACTGGAGAAACAGAAGGCCGATCGTGAGGCCTACAAGCAGATGGTGGACGAGGAAATCGAGAAATCAATCCCGATACTGCTCGCCATCAGCGGACAGATCAGGGAGAGCAAACAGCGTGTTCTGGATAACTTCCGTGATATTCTGGCTATGAAATCCGACCTGTTCGGTGACCGTATCAAAGATGACCAGCGCACGCACACTTTCACCAATTCGAAAGGTGACCAGCGTATCACGTTGGGTTTCTACGTGACCGATGGCTACCGTGATACGGTAGAGGATGGCATCGCTATCGTGAAGGAATACATAACCGGGCTTGCACGTGACGAGAAAACGAAGGCACTGGTATCGATGGTGCTGAAATTGCTCTCCCGTGATGCCAAGGGCACGCTGAAGGCGAGCCGTATTGTACAGCTGCGTAAGATTGCCGAGGAAAGCGGTGACGAGCAATTTCTTGAAGGCGTACGCATCATTGAGGAAGCCTACCAGCCGGAGGTTAGCAAGCAGTTCATCCGTGCCGAACGGAAGGATAAAAACGGGGTTTGGACCCCGATTCCATTAGGGATGACAGAATCATAAATTAAATAAAAATAAGGAGAACATTAGTATGGCAAAAATCACAGTAAAAAGTCAAGAAACGGCTGTAGCAATAGTCACTAGCTTAATAGAAAGTGCATTTGAATTTAGCTATATGCCTCGCAATTATTCAATAATCAAAACCCTTGCAGCAAAAAGGACAGTAACAGACTATCTGATACGTAAAGGTTTTTCGAAAGATGATTTTGAAGTTGAGTAGTTAAATGGTTTAATAGCATGGCAAAAAAACTGCATAATAATGAATAAGATGGAAAAAGTAATAGTAAAAATAGAATTGGATAGAGATGATGTATCTGCCATGATGCGTCTTGTTGGAAGTAAATTAACGGATGAGCAGTGGGACAAAATGAAAGGTCAGGAATGCACGCTCAACGATGAAGACTTGGAAGACCAAGCCGTACAAATGAAACTGGCTTTTAGTGGCTTTGCTTTCTATAAATTACTTAAAGACGAATAGTGAAATAGAGTAAAACAAATCAGACATGAAACAACAGATAAAGAAAGAACCGAAAGTGGCCTTGTGCCGGCGTTGCCATGGCACGGGCAGAATTGAGACCGGGCGGCTTTTCCGTAAAACGGAGACTTGCCCCCAGTGTGAAGGTAGCGGGCGTGTGACAGTCAGCGCGGAAATGGCGCTGGATATCCGCCCATACAAACCAAAGGAAAAGCCCATGGAGGATTAGCAGGTTATGGGAAAGCGGCACGGAGTGAGTTACCAGAAGCGTGTGGCTGATATCAACAGGATATATGACCAGTATGTCAAGACCGGTGTTCCTAACCGGGAAATTTGGCGGCGGTACATATATCCTGTGTATGGTATTAGCGAGCGTACTTTTTATAACATTCTGAACGCTTCGGCCGATCCCAGGAACGACTTGCCGGAAGACACGCAGCTGTTTTTCAAATTTGGGGAGGAATGAATATGAAAGAGTTTTTTGAAGTATTGGAAGAACATGCGGACGCTGCTATTTTTATAGCCTTCTTTGTCTATATGCTGGCGGATTGCATCACCTCCAATTTAAGGAAGAAATAATAAATATAGTACAATATGGAAGTAATTGATATAATGCAGCACATTGATGAACTGTTACAGGGGTATTCTAATGAGGAATGCGCCCGAATTCTGAAAGAAGTGGTAAATGGATGCCAGACACGCATCGAGAGTTGCGAAGAAGGTGTATATACAAACTTATAGCGGGTAATTCATGAACAAGGACGTGAAGGTCATCATCGGTCGTATTCTGAACGACCTGCGCGTGGAACTGGGTGACGAGTTCAACCGTAACTTTGAGCGGCAGGCCTTCTTCTCCGAGGCGTGGACGCGTCGGAGAAGTCCCACCCGCCCCGGCGGGCATATCCTGGTGGACAGCGGTGAGCTCCGGCGCAGCATCCAGAGCCGTACAACGGAGAACAGTATCACCTTTTATACCACGCTTCCTTACGCGGCCATTCATAACGACGGTGGCGAGATTGTGGTGACGGCGAAGATGAAGCGTTTTTTCTGGGCGAAGTACTATGCCGCCACCGGAGCTTTCGGACGCAAAAAGGACGGCAGCCCCCGCAAGGACAAACGTACCGTCCAGCTATCGTCAGAGGCGGAGTTCTGGAAAGTGTTGGCGCTCATGAAAGTGGGCAAGACCATTAAAATTCCCCGCCGCCGTTTTTTGGGAACGTCCCCCGAGGTGGAACAGGCTGTGCGTGAGATTATCGAGGAGAATATAACGGAATACTTCAGTATTGATTTTGAAATAAATAAAAAATGAGAAAGGAACTTTACAACATGCTCCGCGAGCGTCTGAAAGAGGTGGGCGGCGGGGTGATCAAGCACATCGACCTCTGGAACCACAATGTGGAGTTTATCGAGCAGGAGGACGGCTGGGCCCGTCCGGCTGTTTTCGTGGAGTTCTGCCCGATCCGGTGGAACGCTATTGTCAGCGGTGTTGAGTACCGTGCAGAGCCAGTGGTGAAGCTGCATGTTGTCACGGACTGGTCGGGTTCGGCTTCTGATGCCAGTCCTTTCCGCGAGGAAGCCTTGCAGGTGTTTGACCTGCTGGATAATATTCATGAGGCGCTCACGTGTATGGAGGGCGAGACGTTTACCTGCTTTGACCTGGTGGAGAGCCAGACAAACCACAACCATGAGGATATCATGGAGAGCATCGAGGTTTACCAGTGCGTAGCATTCAGACGGTTGCAGGATTGATATTGTTTTGAGAACGGCCGGAGGCATTGCTTCCGGCCGTTTTTTTATAGTTCTTTTATGCGTTTGTTGGCGATATCCACGTATTTCTGCTGGAGTTCGAACCCGTAGAAGTTCCTTCCGTTTTTTAAGGCTGCCACGGCCGTGGTGCCGCTTCCCATAAAGCAGTCAAGTACCGTGTCCCCCGGCTTCGTGCTGTCAAGTATCAGCCTTTCTATCAGTTCCACAGGTTTCTGCGTTGGATGCACTTTTTCCCCGTTTGTTTTTTTGGCCCCGCTGTTGAAAGCCGGTATTCCCCGGATGATATTCCGTGCACCTTTTGTCTGGAATCTGGTGTTCAGCGTGCTGAAGATTATCAACTCGTGTTCGTTGGTGTAAAAGTTTCCACATCCTGACCCTTTGTCCCATACGAGCAGGTTTCTTGGCTTGATATCCTCGAACAGTCCAAAGTAAAACGCATAGCTTCTCCAGTCACAGAACCAATATATGCATCCGTCCGGTGCCAGTACCCTTCTGAATTCCCTGAACAGTTCCCGATAGAATGGTACACAGATGGCAAGGTCTGCCGCCTGGGCTGATTGTCCGTCATGTGTCATTCCGAGGAAGTAAGGTGGATCACAAATAATTGTGTTTATATTTTTACCCCCCCATATAACCAATGGACTTGATGCCGTCCAGGCAGTTGCAACAATGAATTTGATTGATTTTTAGTTCCATATTTTCTTGATTAAAAAAGTTTTCCTATCTTTGTCATCAGAATAGCGTTGGAGGTTCAGTGCCGGATTGTAGTTCCGGAAGATTGCTTCCTTCGCTATTTCTTTTTTATGTGGTTGTACAGCTCCCTGCTGTCCGATATGCTGTGCAGCACGAATTCCCCCCAGTCGTATTCCCTGACGATGATCAATGCCTTTTCTTCATGCACTTCCGTTTCGAAGATGTGTGACTGCACCACTCTGGGAATCCCCTTGTGGTTGTCTGCCGTGCCCAGGTATTTTGCCTTCTTCAATACGGAGGCAATATCGAGCAGCATCCGGTTCTTTGCTTCGAAATACTTGAACGGTTGGTTGGTCCATTCGTTGATGGATTTGCGTGTGACCTGTATTTCGTGTGGGAAGGTCGGGTTTGTGATCGTGGTTCCTTGCACGGTCTTAGCCTTGTGGCGTGTGGTTCTGGCGTCTGCTTTGGCCATTTCCCTGACAATCCTGCACGCGGCGCACAGTTCGTTTTCCGGTATCTTTTTTACCAGTTCCACTTTTTTAGCCAGGTCGCAGCTGTTGCACTGCCTTATGGTGTAGGGGTTGTAGTCGGGTACCGCTTTCTCTTGTTTTCCCGGGTTGAACCTGAACATTTCGCTTTTCCCGTCCCCGAAAACGCTCTCGGCACGCCCTCTCGCTTCATTCGCCGGTGTCGCCGGATATTTGGACTTTCGTACCTGCACCACGTCGCAGCGGCAGTTCCACCCGTTTGGCGGGAAGTATTCCTCCCAGAACGGGTCGCCGGGTGGCAGTGTTATGCCGTCAAGTTCCGCGTGTTCGGGACGTACCTTGTCGTCGTTTACAGTCCGGTATTGCAGGTGGTAACGGTCCCCATCCTGGATAAACCTCTCCCATTTGGCCGCCATCTCGGCTGACGCTTGCACGAAATTGTATTCCGCCCGCAAGTAGTTCGAGTTGTATGTCTCGTCTATCTTCCGTACATCGTTCAAAAAGCGTTCGAACGTCTTTCTTTCGCCGTTCTCGTCCAGCAGTGAGGGGAATGCCTCGTTCAGTTCATGGAAGGTCTTCATCCCGGAAAACACGTAGTCGGACCGTTGGAGCCTGCGTCGCATCGTGTCCGTCATCTCCACCTTCTGGAACGACGAGTCGAGTGCTGCGGCGTGTGCTTCCATGAACTCCCTCATTTTCGGCGTTTCAAGCACCTCGATACGTAACCGGGAACCTTCCAGCTTGTAGAGTGCCTGCATCATCCCGTCGAACAGCGAGGAGAGCTCCCGCCGTATCTCCCGGATGCGTTCCTCCCTTCCGGCTTCCAGCTGTGCCGTCATGTTACTTGTCAGGCAGGCATATCTTTCATGGAGCCCCTCGTAGTCGGAGGGGCTTAGTCGAAAAAACGGGACGGTCGCATGTTTCTGGCTTTCTTCTTCCCGTCCTTTGTGCCGTTACCGTCGTCTTCCGGTTCTTTCCCGGGTAGTACGGGAGCCACCTGCTGCCTTCTTTCCCCTACCGGCATCCCGTATTTCCCCTCGAAGTACTTTCCGTCCACCTCATAGTTAGCCAGCACCATCTCTTCGTACGCTTTTTGCTGTTCGGGGGTGTAGTCCACCGAGTCATCCCATTCGAAGCGCATCCCTTTCACCGGAAACCCGTGCTTTGCCATTTTGGGTATGAGCTGGTTGTTCACGATGTCTTTCAGCATCCTGCAATCCCTTTCCACAAGGTTCTCGAACACCTCCAGGTGTGTTTCCGACTGTGAGAGGCTGGATCCGTCCTCGATGGTCATGGTCTGCCCGATGACGAGTTTGGAGAGTTCGGAGTTTGCCCGGTCCACGCGTTTGTCATAGACATTGAAAGCGTCGCCCTTCGTGCTTTCGACCACCTCGATGTCCGTTCCCTGCTGGAATACTCCCCATAGGCTGGCTCCCATGCTGTCCATCATTTTCTCCATCTTTGCCAGCTCCTTCTCGTCCCTGGTGGTGGTTTTTGCGATTCGCATGGGCATCCCGAATATTTCGGCGAAGGTGTCCCAGAAGGCGAGCGCGTTCTTCTTCGGTATGGTCTGTGTGGCCGCTTTGAGGAACAGCCCGAGATTGTCGGGGCTTCCCGCTTCTATGAGCCATTCGGTAAACGGCGGTTTCCGGTATTCTATTCCTGTCGTCCAGTCCTGCCCGAGGTCAGTGATGACCCGTCTGTATTCGGGGATGACATGTTTTCTGGGGATAAGCGTCACCCCGTCGAAGCACGGGCAACCGTCCCCGTCAGTGGTGACCTCCCCGAGCTCGATGAGCGAGTGTCCCCAGTATATTGAGTCCAGCGCGTACCCCATGAGCTGGAGGAACCATTCCTGGTTGAAATAGTGCAGCGCCTCCTCTTTCTCGTTTCCTCCCTGGTCCGTGATCTTGTAGGTTCGTGCCATGACGAATCCCTTGCGCTGCTCGATACATCCGGAAAGGTGCAGGTCCACCTCCACGTCGCGGTATATGTCATAGAGTGCCGCCCGGTTGGGGCTGTCCACGTTGATTGCCAGCTGCCACGCGTTTCTCCAGTCCTGTATGTCTTTGCGCGTGAGTGCGTCGGTGGTCCGCTGAAGCTCAACCACCAGTTTCTTGACCTTCTTGCGGTCGCTTTCCCTGGCGAGGTTGAAGTCCCCGTATTTTGTGCGCAGCACATGGTCCGCACCTGCGAACCTTTTCTTTATGTCCTTGAATAATCCCATAGCCTTACCAGTTGTACCGCTGCTTTTTCTGGCAGCCGTAAATGAATGATCCGTTTGCAATTTCTCCGTTTTCGTCCGTGACGACTGGCAGGTCGGGCACTATCTTCCCGGCTTGTACGCCTTCAAGCCACTTGACGGCTCTTTCGTAGCGTTCCTTGCGAATTTCCATGCCCATATTCTGCGGCAGTGACGCCGCCATGTGGTACAGTGCGATGTCGCAGGTGAACATGACGATAAGCTTGTTGCGTTTTTCCCCCTCGGCGGCGAACACCGCCGGGCAGTCGTATTTTGGGCGCAAGTACGAGGCTATCTCCTCCTGTGCCTCATGTTCGGCGTTTGTGCGGTTCTCCGCGCTGGTCCGTGAAATGACTTTCAGCGCGTTTTCCCCGACAACCACCCGATAGTCCTCTTCAGTGATAAACATGTCCTCCTCCTTCCTTTATCTGGTTACGAAGAGCGCCCGTTTTTCGATGTCCGCCACCGTCACGCCCTTCTTGAAGCGATGCCTTGCCACGAGCTCTTTGACGGCCTTTTTGGGTACCACCTTGAGCCCTTTGTTGATATATATCACGTAATATTTCATTCCGGTCATGCCTGCCATCCTGACCGCCTTCTTCACGGCCCGCTTGTATCTCCAGGCGAACCACATTCTTTTTATAAATTCTATCATTGTCACCAGCTGTTTTTTGAGGTTCTCCGGCGTCTGCCGAGCCTCGGTTTGTAATTCTGTTCCCTTGTATTTTTCTGGAGTATCCAGATGGCGGCCTCGTCTGCGTCCGGTGCGTCGTCATGTATCCGGCTTCCCCGTTCGAGTGCCAGGGTCTGTTCTATGCCCACCTGCATGTCCGGGCTTTCCTTGAGCGCCTCGTTATAAAATATAAATCCGCGCTCCCATAACGGTGAGACTGCTTCAATACGCTGTATTTTGTCCGGTTTCTTGCGGTAGTCCCCGCTGATCGGTAACTGGTATCCTCTACGGTTGCCCTCTTCGGTGAACTCGTCCAGGATGGTATCCTGAAGGAAGTTCGCTTCCATGAAGAAGCTGACCGCCACGCCTTCGGGCAGGTCCTCGTACAGGTTGTATAGCCATCGCACCATTCCCGTGACGCTGTCCTGCCGGACATAGCAGTCTATCAGGTGGAGTTCCGTCCCGATCTTTCCCCAGAGGCGCGAGGCTTTGTAGTCATTGGCCGTCGTGGATTTGAACGAGGGGTCGGTGTAGCACACGAGCATGTCGTATTTCCAGAGCGGCAACACCTTTTTGAAACGTATCCATTCCGCCCGGAAGATGGTCCCGTCCGTGATGGGGTTATGCATCATTTCTTTCTCCCATGCCCGGTAACCGACGAACTCCCTGTACTGCCGTGCTTCCTCCTTCGTCCACTTTTCTTTCCATACAGGTTCCCCGTTTTTATCCACCGCCTTGATTTCGGACACGTGCACGCCCTTGGACGCGGCGATGTTTGCCAGTACCGATTTCTTTGATATGAGGTTTCCCACCATGATGAACCGCCCACGTCCCACGTCAAGGGCCCCGAACAGGGCCTCTTTCACCCAGTCGGTCAGTATTTTCACACGCGCTTCATTCCGGCAGAGTTCGTCATCGTCCAGGTCATCGATGACGATGTAGTCCGGA